GTGCTAGCGAAAAATGGAACGGGGGAAAACGTGCCGTGTCGGTGTGTCGGGTTTTGCGGGTGTTAGTATTGGTGTTGTCGGTAAAACAAACGAAAAAATAGGAGTGATTAAAATGTTTAAAGTTAAAGCCTATGTAACTGAGATTGCACCGGATAATTTATATAAGGTTGATATTGACGGTTTTGAGACAACTGTTCGTGCTTGTGAGGAGATTGATGATAGTGTGGTCACGTTTAAATCAGCTCTTACTAGGGTGCTTGAATTTAAGTATGGTGATTGTGATTTTGATTTTGTGTGTTGTGGTGTTAAGGACGGTGTTGGCTGTTATGTTGTTTCAATTGATGATTTTGTGTGGTGATTGATATAAAAAATAAGCCGGTTGGTAACAATACCAACCGGCTTATTTTTATTTGTTGTTACCATGCTGTGGTGAAGTGTCCGGCCATGACTCCGTTAGGTGTACCGTGGCTTCCTGTAGTTGCAAACGGTTGTATTCCGAAGGTACCGTCTGAGTTTATTTTGAATAGTGTTGCTTCGTTTGCGTTGTTAGATACCTGTAGTGTCCATTTGTGTACTGAGTTGGTATTGTCTTTATCGTTCCACGCCCATTGCGGCAAACCGCTTATGCTAGTCCACTCGGCCGGTGTGACACCGTTTTCCATTCGGAATGCGTAGCTGATTGTTCCGCCGCTTGCGTTGACTGATAGCATTCCGGCGGCCGGGTTACCCGGTTTTCTCCATACCCAGTGTTCGTGTCTGCCTGTGTATGTGCCTGTTAGGTAGCGGAGAATGTAGTTTCGGATTATTGTAGTGCCTTTTTCGTTAGGGTGAATCTTATCGTTTTTGATGTTTTCGGGTTTACCCATGTTCCATGTCCATGCCCACGGGATGCTTTCTATGCCGGTTTCGATTGCGGCTTGTTCGATTTCGCCCGCGTTGTAACGCCAATAGTCGGATACGGTGTTATTATCCCATAACATGGGTATTGCTATTATTCTAGCGTTAGGGTATTCGTTTATGCATTGTTGGAATAATGCCGTTGCGGCTGTTTTTATTTTGCCGCTGTATCCATCGTTTGAGTTTCTTGAGCCGCCGATTATAACTAGTGACACCTTGTTGTGGTCATATGTATTGTCTTGATGTGCGGAATTGAACTCTGTTTGATATGTTGTGTTTGGTTCGATGTATCCCGAGCCGCCTATTGCATAGTTTTTAAGTGTCCATCCTAGTTTTGTTGCTACTTGCACTGCCCATGACGTGTTATCGGCGGGTGATGCGTAGCTGTCACCGAACGTGACCATGATTTTGTCGCCGCGCATGTTGAACATTTCGTTTACTTGGATGTAATTGTTTATTGTTGTAATTTGTGTTTTGTTGTTTTGTGCGGTTTCGGTGGTGTTGTTTATTTTGTTTTTGAGTTGTGTTGCGGTTGTGGTGTCGGTTACGCCTAGTGCTGTGAGATTTTGAGTGTTGTTTTGTGCTGTTTCGGCGGTGTTGTTTATTTTGTTTTTGAGTTGTGTTGTGGTTTCGGTGACTGTTATGCCTAATGCCGTGAGATTTTTGGTGTTGTTTTGTGCTGTTTCTAACGCTTGCGTGGCTTTACCGCCCGCGGTGTTTGCGTTAGTGTTGATTTTATAGAGATTAGTGTCGATAATGTCCATTGACGCATTGTATTGGTCGTTGAGGTTTGCCGCGTCGCCGGTTTGGTATTTTTCGAGGTTGAAGTTTGTTGTGTAGTCGGTCATGTTAGTTGTCCTTCCTGAGATTTGTCGGGTGATTTATTTCTTCCTGTACTTTTAGTTGATGTATTACGCGGTCTAGGGTACGCATTGCGGCGTTGTATCCGTCGCGTAGGTCGGCTAGGTCTCCTGTTTCGTATAGTGGCAGATGATAGAACGGTGTTTCTGTTGCCATGATACTCCTTTTATGATAGTGGCGCGTATTTATCGCCGGTGGTTGGATTAGTGACACGTGGCGTTGTGTCATCGAATATGGTAAGATTGCCGATTGCCGGTGTTTCGTCGGTTCGGTGTTCGGCTAGTTTGCCGGTGTTGATATCGGCTATTTGAGTGACGCGCGCGCCGTACACCGCTAGTTCGCGGTACAAATCGCGTAGTGCTGTTTTACTGTCAGTGTATTCACCTTTTGTGACGTTCCATACCAGTTGTGTATCTCCGATATGTTCGATTTGTTCTTGTATTTGCGCTATGGCGATTGCATACTCGTTTAGATGTGACTCAATGTTTTTTATTCTTGTATCGTAGTCGTTCAATGTTTTGTTTATGTCGGCTACAATTTCATCAAGATATGCCGTTATGTGGTCGATTTCACACGCAATATGCTTTATTATTTCCTCTTGGCTTTTGGCGTTCCAGTAGAACGCGGGTATGGCGGGTGTGTAGGGCCATACCGAGTAAAACGGTAGATATGGAAACATTATTTTTCCTTCCTTGCGAGGTTGATTCTTTGCGCCAAAACGTAGGCGTATTGTAGCATGATGGCGTATTGTTTTATCAACAATTCATAGTGATTATCAGTTGGCAACGTTTTCTTTTTGTCCATTTGTTTCAATAGATAATCACCTAGTTTTTTGATGTTTTCGCTAAGTTTGGAATATTCATTTTCGACTCGGGCTAATGTATTGGCGTCCATGAAAATCACCTCGCTAGTAATTGTTTATGTTGATAGTCCATAACGGGCTAAAACATTCTTCCAAGTGGTCTAACAATAATACGTCAATGTCAAGATAATCGCCCTGTTTGATACGTGCGATTTTGTCCATAAAGTTGCCGTTTGTTATTGTCTCGTATTGGTTGTCTGTGGCGTTGCTGGCGTAATCCTGATTTTCGGCCAGTTGTGTGGCGGGGAAATCGGAAAACACGGTGCGCATTTTGTGCCATATGTCGCTATCGCTGAGAATTATATCGGGATTATTGTCTATAAGCGCATAGAGTGGGCGTAATGTCGGCATGATTTCTTGTATGAGCCGTATGAAGTGCCGTCGCCATCTTGACGGTGGCATGACGCCTAGTTCCCGGTCGTAGAAACGGTTTTCGATTTTGCGGCAACAACGCGTGTATTGCGTGTCATCATAGGCAACGGCCCGCCATGACCATGCGGCATTATCCCAGTCAACGCCGCCCGGCACGTCGAGTAGTTCGCCAAACGTGTACGTCATCACGCCATGAAATTCTTCGCGTGATTCGCACGGTTGGTAGCTGTCTATGTCATTCTGCATTATCATCACCGTCCAATCGTTCGAGATTGTTCAAATAATCATAATTGCGTGAGATGTTGTCTTCGTTCCACACGACTTGTATCGGTTCCTTGAGGTATTTTTCAAACCGGGTGTTGAGTATATCGCAAGCGGCGCGGCGTTCCTCCAGTTCGCTGAGCGCGCGTAGGTCGGTCGGTTCGCCGTAATCCTGTATTTCATCGGCGGTCTGTCGTTCCATTTTCAAGGGTAGGTTTTTGATACCCAGCGCTTGATAGAACGCGTTCCACGTGTTTTGTATGTCGTTCTGCAATTCCATGCCGATATATTCCACGTTGGTTTTCAGCACGTTGGCCTTCATGGACTCGGTGAAACCGGGTGTCGCCATGATTGCCATTTCACCGCCGCTGATTTGCTTGATAACGTTGATACCCGCCGTTTGCTGACCGGCCGGAACCTCCAAAATAAACGGTGTTTTCTGGTTGAAACGATTCTGTCGCCGCGTCATGTACAAATCTTCAATCTCATGCGCGAAAAACTCGATGGTTGGGATGAGCGGCGTGCGGGAACGGTTGGCGTAGATGAAAACACCATTTGAATTGTTCACCGGGAAACGCCAACCGTTAATACCGTAGCTATCCCATTTCTTCGGCTTATAATACACGTTGAAATTCGATGTTGTCACCGCTTGCGTGCTGAAAAACACGCCGGGCTTGCTATGCGGGAAAGCGATTGTCGCGTAACCGAAATACAATAGATTGTATTCCAAAAACCAAGCGTCACACGTTTTCGGCAGATTCAACCACTTGAACCGTGATAACGCGATATTCAACATTTGCGAATACGCCATCGAATACGCTTGCGAGTTGAGCGTCTCGGACTGTTGCCATACCGGTGCGCCGCGCTCACCCAGTTCCGCGCGGGTCAACGGCCTTTTATGCGTTCGTTTACGTCCCAATTTTCCCACCTTATAGATTGTCGTGTACGAAGTCGCCGCCGACTTCCTCGGGTCTGTTCCATATTGTAACACCGGTATTGAAAATATCCCTGATTGTCTGCAATTGCTCGTTTTGCGCCAATGGGCATATCGTCCATATGTCGGCGGTCTGCCAATACGTGTAATGCTTGCACGTTGTCAGCGTCGGTTTGTTGTAGAGTTTGTTGCTTGCGATTCCATAGCGTAGCATGTAGTCTCCCGCCGCCGCTATCGCGCCGTTATCCTCCGTGACTATTTTCACGGTCATGGTGTCAAGCCCCGTGGCCTGTCTGAAATTGTCGCCGCCATACGCGCCGACCGGTTGCGCGGGATGATTGAGCATGTCGCGCCATGACGCATTAGTGTTGTCGCGCACGTTCGTCATGATACGTTTGGCGTTGCCGACCGTCACACCACGTGACGCGCCCGCGTTCGTGTTGGCCGTGCCCGTGCTTGTGGCGGTCATGTCGGTAGCCGCGCTTGTGTTGTACTGGTTAACGCGGTCGGACTGCGTGTTCGCGCGACTGGTCACGGCGGTGGCTTGCGTTATGGCATGTTGTGTTTGCTCGGTGTTGGCCTGTATTGCGGCTTTCGCTTTATCATTTGCAACATAATTGGATGTCGCGTTGAGTTCCTGACTGTTAGTGATTGCAATACCGGTGTTGTAACCTTGAAGCGCCGCGCCGCCGATTGCCATTGCACCGGCCACCACCGGCGAGGCCGCGCCCCCGGTGCCGATTACCAGCGCGGCTCCCGCCATTGTGCCTATCGCGCTTGCCACGCTTGTTATCGCCTGTGTTTGGGTGCCTTCCACAAAAGCTTTATTCTGTAGTGTATTATCATCTCCTACATCACGGTTGATTTTGACCGTGCTAGTGTGCAAGTCAGCGGTTTGGCGTGTGTTCGAGTATGTGAGATTATCCGACCGCACACTATTGGACTCGTTTTTTATCGCTATGTCGCGTTGATTCGCGCGTGCGGTGTTCGATACCGTCGCCGCACTGCTACGATACGTGTTTGCCTGACTGACATTAGCCGAGCGCGCGCCGTTTTCATATGTCAGCATGGCGTTTTGCCGTGCCTGACTTACGGCGGCGTTGTAAGTGGCGGCGCGTTGCGCGTCGATTGCGCGGCGTTGCAACGCATATGTCGGAATGTCATGGGATATGAGCGTTTTGAGCGCGTCCGCGTTCGGCACGTCGGCGGTAATGATATCCCCGTTGATGGCGTTGATGGTTATGGACGTGTCACCGTCGCCCCCTACGCCGTCAAGCCATGCGAGTTGTCGTAATATCGGGTAGCTTAATGACGTGACGGCTTGCACTGAGAGATGGCCGCATTCCGCTATTTCCACTCGGGTTTTATTGCCGATGTTGTCGGATATTTCCAAGTGCGCGTAGGGTGCGAGGTACAGTCGTGTTATTTTGGCGTATTCCGGCGCATAACCGAAGTCATTTGTGGTTAGATTAATGTCCGCTAGTTTTGTGCGCGCGCCGCTGACCGTATGCCATGCCACATCATTAACCGTAATGGCATTTCCAAAATGCATCATGTTCGCCGTGGCAACGAAAACAGATACTATCTGTGACATGATATGCGGATAATACGCAAACAGCGTATCAAAATAATCACCCGATACTTTGGATGATTCCAGCGCGTACATGTACACGTTGCTTGCGGTGAGGTTATCAATGGAATTATATGACGTACCCGCGCCGGTTACGTTTGACGTGTTTATGTTCCCGGCACCCCATACAAAACCATTGACATTTTCGTCGGCGTTGGTATATGACGGGCTGGTATCCGTGACGTTTGTACCGCGCACATTGCTCATTGATTGCAATTGTTGCGGGGAAAACGTTGCGGACAAACATATGTATCTTGTACCGTTTTGCAAATTGATAGGCGTACTTTTTTTGATGTTCGTGGCCGCGTTGCCATAATCAACGTCGGACAACGTAAAATCACGACAGTTGGCCCGTGGGTTCTCCAACAGTTTTTGCGGTGTCGTTTCCGTCAACGGCGCGTGTCCGCGTGACAACAACAAACCGTTGATTGTGGTGCTGTTGATATAATCCGTCCATACATCACGCGCAAGCGTGCATGTTGTCGTGTTCGGCGCTTCCGCGCGTACAGAGGTGACGAAAAAGTGATAGCGTGTCTGCACGTCGGTTTTCTGATACGGCGTATTGACAATATCATGCGAAAAATCAACGACAATGTAATTATACCGTTGCGCCGTCATATACGGTACGGGCAATTTTATACCGTCCGTATCGGCGCGCGCGATATACATGTTGGTCATAAGCTTGACGGTTTCCCCGTCCAGTTTGTCAAACCATGCGTCCCTTGCGGTATCGTCCGGGAATTTAACGACATCATGGTAATCATCGTACCAGTTCACGCGGCACAACTTTATTACCGTGTTTGGCGTCCAAACATTGTAATCGAAAACATTACGGTACTGTTCGTACACGCGCGTATCAGTATCGGGAAACGTCGTAGCATTTTGCAGATGTGGAAAATCCATATCATACCCTTCCATATACGAAAAAAATGGGTGGTGTTTCACGTGAAACACCACCCATTCTAACATGTGGGGTTATTTGACGGTGAAAGTGCACTCGGCCTTATGCTCAGTGGTCTTCCCGGTCGGGTTGACATACGTCGCGGTGCCGGCCACGGTGATGATATCGCCCGCCTTGAGACCGTTACGCTGGACATGCAAGCGCGACTGGTCATCTACGAACGTGTTGACATCGAGCTGGAACGCCGCGCCCGCCGCGTCCGCCGCGCCGTGCTTGGCCGACACCTCGTATGTCGCCGAGTTCGGCGCAACCTCGATTGCGGTGCCCGTCGGCTGTACGGTGGCGGTGAGCTTCGGCGTGAGCTGTACCACGTCGCCCGCCTTGACGTCGCCCGAATTCGGGGTCAATGCGAAACCGGTCACGGTCTGCGTCACGACATTGATGCTGGTACCCGCGTCGGTGGTGAACAGCGCGCACGGCGTGAAAGGCGACACGCCGTAGATACCCCAATGGTTCAGATACAGCGTGTTACCGAGTGTCTGCGGATTGTAGAACTGGGTTGTGCCGTACATGGTATCACGCACCTGATACCAGTCAGTCGCAACAAGCAACGCGACAGCACCGGGGATGCCGAGGCTAGGAACCTGAACGATACGATACGGCACTTCGGCCTTGTCCAGCTGGAACACGGCGCTCAGTGCATCGACGTCAATCGACGCAAGATATTCCGGCTCAATAAGCAACACCATTTGCTGTGGGTTGGCGTATGCCGGGATGTCGGTCACATTGAGCGCGTTGTAATTGGTGCTCGGGAACTGCATACGTCCGGCGGTCGAACGCAACGCCTTGAGCAGTGTCTTGGCGGTCGTTTCGTCGCTCGGGATGCTATCGAGATGCACCTTGTAGAAGCCGAGATTCTGTTCGTAGTGGCGTATCAGCGCAAGCATGATGTTCATTTCATCGTAATTATCGCAATTACGCGGGGTTTCCATGATCTGCGCGATAAAACGGTTCAGACCGAAGTCATCCACGAACGCCTGTCGCAACTCATCTTCTGTCCATGAGATGGGGTACTGGTCACGACGGTTATTCTCGTAGAACCAGACGGCGGCCTCGGGCCTGTGCATTTTCAGAAGCTCTTCGGCGTCATCCTTGTACCCGTGCGCCTTAATCCACTTGACGGCGATCTCCTGTACTGTCGAACCCCAGTAGAGATTCTCTTTTTTGAAAATCGCCAACGGGTTTTCAAACGGCGCGTTCTGCGCCATTACGGTGAGTCCGATACGGTTCACCATGCTCCATACACAATCATTCAAATATTGGCGGTTCATCGGGTCGAACAGATAGCGCATGGTATTTGCCACGCCGGTTTGCGTCGCGCTCGGTATGCGTTGCTGGTAGTCATCGGTGCCCTTGGTACGGACTTTATCCAAAATCGTCGCGTTATCTACAGCCATGATATTTTTCTCCTATCCGTTACAGTGTGTAATCGAGGTTTTCCAAGTCTTCCGCCGCCGCCTGTGCGATTGCTTCCGCCGCGTCATCGTCGGTTTCCTTGACGGTTGCGCCGTTTTCGACCATCTGCGCCACGGAGTCCGCGAAATTGTCGTAGATTCCGTCGATTCGCTCGTTCATTGCGTCAATTTTATCAAGCAACCGTGTCAGCATGTCGCGCAAGTCATCGAACTCGCCTTCGCGGTGGGCCTCACCCTCCGTGAGGTCATCACGTTCGGCGGTGTCCCTCTCCTCGGTGGTTTCGTCATCCATTTGTTTTTCCTTTCATATATGAAAAAAGCCGTACCGGCGAACAAATACCGAACCGGTACGGCTTAAGGATAGCATACTTGCGACATGACTCACAGCGACAACCGGCGCGCTTATCCCTTACGGCCATATCATTGGCGGAGTCAACCGTGGACATCAATGACAATGTTTTAGCGGTCTTACTGTGGTATCTCTTTGTATGCCGTATTTATTTTACACCAAAATTCTTTAACATTTCACTTACGGCGTGTTGCGTTTCCACCGTGTCATATCTCAAATAGCCTAGCGCGTAATACGATGTAAGATTTTTAATCAACTCTTTTGCCATATTCGCAGTGAGATAGTTAAGCTTGTTATCATCTAGCGTGATTGCAAAATATGGCACATGTGCGCCGCCGTCGTATTTCATAGAGAGAAAAACATACCCGCAACGCATATCAACATACACCCCATATTCTTGCCGAAACCAACGGAACACATAAGTGAGTTTCGCGTGCTTATGCGGTTTTTCGATAAAATCGGTATCAAATTGCCGAAACTTGTTTTTTGCTGTCATATCATCATTGTTTTTCAGCATACGCCCCGCAACAGTGTCCTTTGCCTTTTGCTCGGCGTATTCATCGTCTCGCACGTAGTCAAACAGGCATGTCTTGCCGTCAAGCCATTGTAAACCATACTCGGGATTGAGGGGCACTTCATAACGTCGAAAATACGGATTGAATGCGTCGCACGCGTTACCCAAAAGGAATATTCGCGGTTTACGTAACTCGGTATCATCGGCACGTTCGCGCGTCACGGTATCCACAAGTTTCCCCAATTGCCCAAACTCGTTTTTCAAATACGTATGATATCTATCGTCATTATCGATGATAAATTCATCCATGCAAATGTTACGCACGTTAACGTATGTGCTTTTCTTTTTTCGCTGTTGCATAGTCAGGGGTATAAAATAACCGATTATCCGCCACGGATTTTCTTTTTTGCCGGTTTTCTTCCGTCGTATTTCAGCTATTTTATTGGTTGTGCGAAATTCATAATCGGGGAAAATATTATCTTTTATAATACGGTCAAAATAGTCTGCGGCGACGTCGTTGTTTTCATCACGAAAACGGGCGATTTCCGCAAAACAATATCCGTTTTTCAAATAATCCTCTATCATGTATTTTCTCACACCGTAGGTTTTACCCAAACCGCGCGCGCCGATAATCATGTTAACGTCCGCGTTTCGCGGTAATATTACGGTTTTAAGCCTGTCATAATAATATTTCGCCATCAATGCTCACAATCATAGGTCTGCCGTCCCGCACAATAAGCTCGCGCGGCAATGTCTCAACATTCCTATTATATACGTCCCGCATGTATGCAAGATTCTCTCCGTTGGCCTGTTTGTCCGATTCCCCCAGCCATCTGCCGGACGGGTACAACGCTATCGCCTCGGGCGCGTCAACATGATATGTCATGCCTTGATAATCGGTGACGGTGCCGACGTACCTATCCCACACATGCGGGCGGTTGCGTTGCAACGTATGGCAAATCTCATAATCGACCAACACATCATAACCAAGCGCCAAACGTACCGTTTCCGCGAAACCGTGACCCATACGCATGATGTCCTCGATACAGTCTTCAATAGTGTACACGCCGTCAGGCCGTGGCAAGCCCGCGCAAGTGACGTGCACGCGCCCGGACATATCCAGACTCACACGCGCCTTGTTCCACAGTTCCACGTGCTCGGCGTAACGGGTGGTGCCGCCACAGTCCTCAACCTCGAACTTGCCGATATGGTCAAGCGTTGACGCCATGTCGGGCGCGGTGTTTCGGACGCGCCGCATGGTGAGATTGATTGCTTTTTCTATCGCGGTGTGCAATGGTTCGAGCGTGTCCAACAGTTCCGCGTCGGTCACGTCATCGGCGCAACTGATTTTAAGACTGTCGGTATCACCGCCCGTGACGGTGACACGCGCGCCGAAACGCCGATATATCAACATCATGGCTATTATCAAGTGCATACGTGACCCGGCTACAATCCGCATACCATACGTGTACAGCACGCGCGGTGTCTTCGGCCGCTTTTTCGCGAAATTCTCGGGAGTGCAGACCGTGGCCCTATCTACTTCCAGCTCGCCTTTTTCCGTCACACAGTAATCGGCCTTCATGACGTCTTGCGCCTGTGTGCCATATATACCATTGAATTGCCCCTTAACGGTGCTACCGTAATAGGATTGCAAAAATTTCACGCTCAACGTACCCGTCCTAGCGTCACGTGCGATTCCCTCGGGTATCGACTCGGGTATATCACCCGCATACGGTGTCCCCGCATGATAATGTTTAATCAGATTTTTAACGTCGGTTTTCCGAGCGAACAGCATATTTGATTGCAATGTCACGTAATCGGGTGGCACAATCGTCTTAGTGGTGGCCTCGCCATACAACACATGCATTTCGTCAAACTCGTACACCTGTGCCACGTTCCACAGCTCAATCTCATTAACGTGCAAGATACATGCGTCCGCCCGAACCAATTTTCCAAAAGCAAACGTCGGGTTAACGGCACTATCAACGTAGCCGTGCGCCCTAATACTGTTTTCCTGTGTTTTCGCGCGTTCATTATTGCTGTAATCGGTGTCCGCTTGCAACGTCCGCACAAACTTGGAGCGCGGGCAGATTGCAATACCCCAATCGGCAAAACATGTGTTTGCCCGCAATCTAAGGTTTGTAAAACGTATCGCAACATGCAACCCCGTGCGAAACGGGTCACTATAATTACGTAATACATCTTCAAGCGGCGTACTAATGATACGCTCGCACGCGATTTGCAAAATTTCCGGCGGGGCAACCGCGAATTTAACCGGCAAACGTCGCCCGTTGATGAACGCATGGTGCATTGACGTAACGTCAAGAGACGCCACGTTATCAACGACAACACTGGCGGTTTTAGCGCTCGTAAACGTCAAACCGCCACGAAAACATGCCTTACGCAACGCATAGGACTCATAGTTTTTAGGAAACTCTTGATTGCACGTCGTTTCAAAAGCGCGTTGCAAAGTGATTTTCTTGCCGCCTTGCAACGTGACGCGCCGTCCGCCAATCTCACGGCGCGCCATCTGCCGAACAAGCGAGGTTTTGGTCAGCACGCGGCACCCCAGCATGTCGGGCGTGAGCCAATGGTTCGCGCGCAACAGCCATTGCAGATACTGCGGTATCACCTGCACATCACGCCGCGCGTAAAACAGTTCTTCCTCGGTCAACGGCGTTTCAGGCGTGCGCGCAAGTGTGTAATCCCAATCGCCCACCGCCTTGGGTAGACCGCACGTCTCACCCATAGCGCGTAGGCCGCCCATTTCAAGGTAAAACGTATCCCAAAAACGGCACACCACATTACCATCAACGCACAAATCAAGCGTGTACACGCTGGTAGCGGTCTGCGCGTTGACCTCAATCGTATACGACTGCGCCAATTCCAGCATGAGAGTTTGCATATCAAACATGAGATTATACGCCGCGATTATCGGCACATAACCACGCGCACGACCATACGTAATCAAATCATCAATATACGCCAACGCTTCGGACGTGCGCCGGTAAAAACGTACATCGTCCGTATCGGGCGTATACGATTCCAACGGGGTAGCCCGCAAATCGTTAAAAATGTACAATATCGGATACGCGCGCGTTTCGGCACCCTCACCGATGTTCGTGGTTTCGGTATCGAATATCGCCGCGATTCTGTATTCTTTACGTGCTTTCATCGTACCACGTCAGGGGAAACCGCCACTAGCCATATCGGACTACCGCCGTCGGTATCCGTATAATCCTCCAAATCGCCCGTGTGCGCTTGCATGTTTTTGGCGTACTGCAACACTTTTTCGTTGCGCGCCATAATGGTGTCAAAAAGCTCACTCAGCGAGCCCGCGTCATATGCTTTCATCACGGCCTCCAAACGTTTATCAGGGGAGATATTAGGCTTCTGCCATATGTTTTGTGTGTATCGCCAAAAAATCTTGACTTTTTCCCGACCAAACTCACCCAACGCGCTCGGCATTCCTTTGGACGCCATCCGCATCTCGGTGCGAAAAATGTTAAACGACCGTCTGCGCTCCATTGCACGACCCTTGCCGCCACGCACCTCGGCCACCTGTCGCACAAGCCTGTCAGCGGCTTCATTGGCACGCTGATACAATTCTTCACGCATGGCGCGATTACTCACGCGCCCGACATATGTTTTTTTCAACTGCGATTCAAGCCGCTTGATATAATCCCGTCGCGCGTTTGCCTCACTCTCGGGCATGGCGTCCGTGATGCTTTTTTTCAGACTGTTTATCGCACGGCGCACGCGCTTGCGTTTCACAGTTAAAACGTCCGCCTGTTTACGCGCCCTAGGCATGATTTTTCACCACCCTCATAAAAAAAGCGCCATATTGTTTTATGGCGCTTTTTTTCTCTCATTTCAAACTACTTGATTTCAAGCGATTTTGTAGACCTACCACCACCGAGCGGTGTCGTTTTCACTGCCACGGGGATACCCTGCGGCGCGTTGAAATCGGGGAACATGTCATAAATATCCAACACGCTACGATAAATGCCCTGTGACTGGCTGAAATACGTATTACCGTCATTTGCAAAAAGATAGACGTTTACGCATTTCTGTCCCGTCTGAGAACGCACGCCCGGCGCGGTGTACGCGCCAATGACCGTTAGCGGCGTGTCACCGATAGCGTTCAATGACAATGCGCTGTTACGCGCGTTGACAATGGCACGTTTGCCCTCAAAAGTGCTGTTGTCCATCGTACAAATGTAACGATAATTGTCTACAGTGGTCTGTGCGGTTTCATTCGTGGTTTCGTTCATCTGTTCATTGTTTTTGGTCATGATGTTTCCTTCCAAAATCAGAATTCGGGTTCGTTATCGTTGTCGTTATCGTTGTCGTTATCGTTGTCGGTATCGTTGTCGTTATCGTTGTCGGTTACGATACGTTCGGCGTGTTCGATGAACGTGTCAACGTCCATTGCATACGTTGCCTTGTGTACGATGATATCATCAATCAGGACGTTGACGATACCCGCGTCCATAAGCGCTTTAACTGCTTTTTCAACGGTGCGAATGTTTCCGGTGGTGTGAAACGTTTGCATTTCGCCGTTTCGGTCATAATAGTTGATATCGCTATCAGCGATTACCTTGCGAATCTTGCGCATATTATTATCCTTTGTATCTGTTTTTTTTGTTAACATTTTTGCTAACACATATATTTATAACATAAAATCGGCGCGCGCAAAAGCGACACGCCGATTATTAATAATGATTATCAGTAACGCAAAATCTGACCCGGATAAATCAAACTCGGGTTAGACAAGCCATTAACCGACGCGACACGTGACCAATCAACGCCGAAAACAGACCACAAACTATCACCCGGTTGCACCGTATACGTGCGTACCGTATTCGGGCTTGACTGCGCAACAGTGCCACCGCCATAGCAAACGATTTCGCCGGGATATATCACATTGGGATTACCGGACTCATACCCATGCCACGACTGCCACGGCAACAAACCAGTACGCGCGGCAATACCGGCCAACGTGTCACCCGGCCCGACCGTCACGCACGTGGACGCGCAACCAGCGTCCGGCACCGGTTCCGGTGCCGGGGTCGAAACACCGCCATCACGCTCGCCACGCGCATACGCGTCCCATTGCCACCGCTCACCCCTGAAATAATTCAAATCAAGAGGGCCATAACCCGACACGTAACCATTAGATGTATACTGTCGCATAGCCTCACCATACGCGCCATACAGCCACGGCACCGTCTGATAACCAGTCGGCGCGTTAGACGCATATTGTGCTACCCAAACACCGCAATGCTCACGTACATACGGCGTGAGCTGACCCAAAGAATACGCCCCCGTATAAACGATAGGCCACACCTTCGTGCGGTCATACACGCGCCGCACCCAAGTCTCGACCCACGCGCCGTTACCGAACTGCGGGTTATCGTCGGCCTCCCAATCCAGCGCAAGCACGGCCCGTCCGACATATCCGGCAACGTTATCTACGAAAAAATCAGCTTCAGCAACCGCGTCATTGCCCATAGCATAATGATACACGCCGATACTTTTGCCGCTGTCCACTGCACGACCGAGCTGATAATTAGCGGCCTGATTAACGCCATTGATTAAACAGACATTATTAAAACCGCCAACACCCCAAGTCGTACCGGCCACAACAAAATCAGCATCGAGCGCATACGTATCGATATCACACTGCCAATTGCTCACGTCAAAACCACGCATATCCGCGTTTGCAGACGGCACGAAAACCAACGACAACACGCATACGCACGCCAATATGCTACGCCATATTCGCTTCATCAACATTATCACCCCCCTTATCATTCTTAAGCAAGGCTATAAGCTCCTCAGTCAAAACATTGTTCTTCGTCATCAAATTATTAAAATCACGGAACGTCGTGGCAATAAACCACGCCATTCCACAACACGCGACAATTGGGAAACCAACACTACCCACAAGGGTGGCGATAGAACTCAAATCCATATGCATATACCTCATACGAAAAAAAGGCCACAACATGTCAAACGGCATGTCATGACCTAATATATCACACTAACAATAACGATAACGATTCTCAATAACCGTGGCCTATCCGGGAATTGAACCCGGCCCGCACATTTTATAAGAATGCCGCTCCAACCACTGAGCTAATAGGCCAAACAACACCCTATCACACCCAATGCCTCCTACTATAACCAAGAAACACCATACTTACATTATCACCAAAAGACACCATATTATCCCACGTAAAACCAAATGGAAACATATGCACTATTCCATCAAAATCAGCATAACATTCCACAAAATCATAATAACTATAACCCATCTCAAGCAAACGACGAACACAATAATAATTCATAAAACTACACCTAAACATTTTAATCACTCCTATTTTTTCGTTTGTTTTACCGACAACACCAATACTAACACCCGCAAAACCCGACACACCGACACGGCACGTTTTCCCCCGTTCCATTTTTCGCTAGCAC